AGAAGCTGATTGAACTGGATGCGGCATTAAGTGCCATCGGGGAAGTACCTACTTACAACGATGGTATGGTTTTTGAGGCACTGAGTCATGCACAGCGAGATGTGGAACTTTTGCCGACCGTGGATGCTGTCCCGGTAGTGCGGTGCAAGGACTGCAAACATAAGTCCACGGAAGATAACGTGTGGGTGTGTCCATTCGGACTTCCCGGTGGTCCTGAGTTTTTCTGTGGCTATGGGGTGGACGGGAAGGACGGTGACAATGAAACTGATTGATGCGGATGCGCTGATTAAAAACCTTGTATCCATCAAAGATTTGCGCACACTGTCAACAAAAACAATCGGGGAGGCAATCGAAAAAACCCCGACCGTGGATGCTGTGGAAGTGGTGAGGTGCAAGGACTGCAAATGGTACGGCTATTATTCGTGCGAGATGGGTGGAAACAACTGGATGCGTGATGGCAATGGTTTTTGCGACAGGGGCGAACGGAAGGACGGTGAACAGCATGAGTGAGGATATTACATATTGCTACAACACCAAATGTAAAAATCTGAAATGTGAACGGCACTCATCACAGATTAAGAAATATTACATTCCGCACAGCTTTGGGTTTTTCAAAGATTGTGTATGGTGGGATTTGCCAGAACAGTATTTTGTAAGGAGTAAAGAGGACGGTGACGGCAATGGCTGATAATGAACTGTTCGGAAATTCCGAACAACTAGATGACACGATCAGCAGACGGGAGACAGTTAAAGCAATCAGGGATGCCATGCTTGCATGGTCATATATGCCGCTGTGGCGTGAAGATAAGATTGTAGATGCTGTCAAGGCACTGCCGTCCGCACAGCCTAACCTGTCCGAAGCGTACAGTAAGGCGGTATTTACATGGCTGATTGATTATCAGATAAGGACGGCAGAACTGAAGGGAAGATATACCCCGTATGAAGTCCTTTCGTGGGTGATAAATGACTGGAGGAAAGAGAATGGATGATACAATCAGCAGAGCGGCTGTCGTTGATGCCATAGAGGGCGTTGACTGGTATCACATCAACAAGAACGGCGAGATGGTGCATGGCGCTAACGATAATGACCATCAAGCATGGTATAAAGCTGAGGACATCTACAAGGCGGTGGAAAGTGTGCCGTCCGCACAGCCTGTTGCAAAGGACATAAATGTCTCTGTCAAAGACTGCATCAGCAGACAGGCGGCATTGGATGCGCTTTACGATTGGAGCGAACATAGCATGACGGATGCGGAAGCATGGCATATCAGACAGGTTATCGGTGATATAAAGTCTATGCCGTCCGCACAGCAGTGGATTTCGTGCGAAGAACGATTGCCCGAACCGGGCGTGAACGTGCTTGTGGATGTATTGGATATCCCGGCGGATGACCGTTTCCCACTTGTGGATAAAATCGGAGATGACGGGGATTGGTGCAACTGCTACGGCGAATGGTTGGCTGTTGCGTGGATGCCGCTTCCCGAACCGTGGAAGGGGGAAGAAAAATGATTCACCTTGAAGGAAACTGGTACATTGATGCGGACGAAACCGAGTTTATTCTGCTTGAGCAGTACGAACGCCCGGCAAGCGAGTATTACAAGAAAAAGACCGGGCAGGACGTGGAAATTGTCCGCAAGGTTGCAGGATATTACACAACCCTGCGGAACGCAGTTAAGGGGTACAGGGATATGCTTGTTCGCAAGGCGGTCAGCGCAAATGAGTATGCACGGATTTCGGGTGCGCTCCGGGCGGTCGCTGAGATTGACGGCAGAATCGAGGAACTGCTGAAGGGGGTAGACGTATGACGGAAAACCATTACGCAGTCAGCTACAGGGAACGCCCCGGGATGCCCGAAAAATGGGCGGTTGTAAAAGCGGAACGGTCAAGGGAAGCGGCGATTATTATCGCCCGCTCCCTGCCGGGGTATGAAATCACCGGGGTGTACAAACAGGCTCCTGAGTGGGCATGGAGATGCAAGCGTTATGAATGATTTTAAAAATCCTGAGGGGTATGCAGACCCGACAGCGTATCACGCAATCAAAAACATACAGGGGGAAGAAATGGAAAGAGGAGCGGTTATCAAGTATTCGGACAGCAGGGGTTGTGATGTGCTTTTTGTGGTTCTTGGGGGCGATGGGGAAGTTGCTACGGGGCTTCAGCTTTTCCCGACAGCCCGCCGGGATGCGGTGCAAGTTTACGGGATGTTCGCATCCCCGTCCCGCATCCGCTTTATTTATTACAACAACATCCCGGACTATCAGATTGACGGATACTTATCCGACAGCGATTTGAAAGCCCTTCTCGCCGCCGTGGGGGCGTACCTCGGCTTTGAAGTTGTTGCAGGTGAGGAAACTACCGCCGAAGCACCGAAACCCGTTAAAACGGCTACTACGGCTTCAGACGCCCGCATCGTGGAACTGGAAACCGAAGCCCGCATTTATAAGGGGCTGTACGAAGCCCTGCTTGCAAAGGTGACTGCATGAGCGCAAAAAACTATCTCAACCGGGTGCGAATCCTTAACATTGCCATTAACAGCAAAATCAACCAGTTGCGGGAACTAAACGAGATGAAAACTGCAATCGGGTCACCCATGCGGACGGATGACCCGGTGCAGACATCCAAAAGCGGCGAAGCACCTTACGCCCGCATTGTTGAGAGGATTGCGGAAATCGAGCAGGAAATCCGGGACAGCGTATCCGTGTATACCGACGCCAAAGCCTGCATCGTGGGGGAGATTTTGGCACTGAGCCGCCCGGAATACGTTGACCTGCTTGTCCGCAGGTACGCCAACTTTGAACGGCTTGAGCGGATTGCGTGTGAAATGAATTACAGCTATGACCATGTTCGGCGGTTGCATGGGCTTGCGTTGCGGGAGTTTGAAGAATTGTACCCGAATAAGTGCCGCAGGGCAGAACAGTAAAGGGGGATACTATGACAGGACTTGAAATGCTGAAGCAGGAAATGCTTAAACGGGGATGCACCAAAGCGCAGACTGAAAGTAAGTTGGTGGCGATTGTACTGGACATTGTTGCGGAGACAGGGACGGCATATACTGACCTGCGGGAAGCGGAACAGCGGGTGAAGGAAATCGAGGATGAAGCCGCCGTCGCCCGCAGGTTATGGGAAAAGTACACCGAAACGGAAAAGAAGTTCCGGGAAGGGGTAATGGAATATGTTGAGGATTTCAAGGCATCATTGAAGCTGTGTGAAACGCCCGAAGCCCGTGATGCACTGAGGGCGGCGCAGATTCTTACAAATACCGTGACGGTCAAGGATGGCAGGGAAAATGCCGCATATATTGCAGGGCTTGCAAGTATCCTTTGCGGGCATGGCTTCGGCAGTACGATTGGGCTGAAAAAGGTTAAGGCACTTGACCCGTATACGTCTGCGAGGTATTGAAAAAGGCAGGGCGAAAGCCCTGTTCTTTTTTTGAAAAACTTTTTAAAAAGGGGTTGACTATTGGTTATGAATGATGTAATATATACTCGTAAGGTTGATACAGCAAAAGAAAGGGGCAGAACAATGAAAAAAAGATATGATGTGGCAAGGCTTGCAACGCCCGGTGGTATTTCTTTCCGGGAACAGAGAGAAGCGTATAACCTTGCAAAAGCGATGGCAAAGGACTACGGCGAGGAGATTGTTCTGAGAGAACTTACTTGGGACGGCACCGGGAACATTTCCACAAGGACGGCACTCGTATCTGAAAGCGGTTACAGATATATCTGAGAAAGGGGTATAGCAATGACAAGAAAAAGAGCGAGACACCTGTTGATGGAACTGGCAAGACGGATGCACCTTCAGGAACACGGAAACCTTCGGGGGTTCGGAAAGACCGCCAGTTTCTACCGGGAAAGTTGGAAACCCGGTGAGGGAATCAACAAGTTCGGCGGCTACAAGGGCGCATGGGAAAATGAAATCATCCGGGAAATGCGAAAATCCTGCGGGATGCTGTAAAAGAAAGCCGATACCTCAAAATACGGGGTATCGGCTTTTATATTGCCACAAAATGTCGGAAAATATGTGTTACTATGATATAGGCGTTTTGTTGGGATAGCAACGCCCGCATCCCCCGCCGGGTTGCTCAACCATGAATCCCAACAGTGCGGCAATTCGGCAGGGTTGCCGTACTCATGGAACATCGTTCAATGGCGAGGACATCCGTCTTATACACGGATAATGCGGGTTCGATTCCTGCTGTTCCGATTTCACCCCGGTATAATGCCGGGGATTTTTATTTCTGTAAACGGCGGGAGATTACTTGAGAAAGGCGGGGGAAAAATGACAAAAGAATTTCTGCGAATGAAACTTGCAGACCTCGTGCCGTATGAAAACAACCCACGGCACAACGAAGAAGCGGTAGATGCTACCATCGCTTCAATGCAACAGTGCGGCAATATCGACCCGATTGAGGTCGATGAAAACAACGTAATCCTCTCCGGGCATACCCGGCGGCTTGCCCTGATAAAAATGGGCTATGAGGAATCCGATGTTGTGCGGGTGTCCGGGCTGACTGACCTTCAGAAGAAAAAGTATCGTATCCTTGCGAACAAGACCAACGAGTTCGCCGGGTGGGATTTTGGCAAACTTGAGGAAGAACTTGACGGGCTTGACTTTGAGGGATTCGACTTCGGGTTCCAAACGGGTTCAGATATGGACATTGACAACCTGTTCGCTGATGCTCCTGAGAAAGAGCCGAAAGAACCGAAGCAGATTCAGTGTCCGCATTGCGGAGAATGGTTCACACCGTGAAAATGTTCCTTGCGTCCCCGCATACATTGCTAAGATTTAAGGAGAGAGAAGCAATGCGAATTTTTCTGGCGGGGGGGGGTAACAGGAAACCTAAATCCTGCTTGGAAGGTGATGAGCAGGACGGAGATTACCCCCAACGGTTTTATAAGAGGGCTACAGGTTGAAAATTTTTGGCGGGGGGGAAGAGCAGACACTGGATACAGGACGCTACTTCGCCCATAAAAGAAAATGAAGATATTCCTTGCAGGGGAAAACGGGAAAAAGAGAATAATTCCATTTATCCACGGGGGGGGCTTTAGCTTAACGGATGAAAATATACCTTGCCGGTGTAGCGCCGTGGAGGGGGGGGCAAGAGAGAATTTACGATGATGCGATAATCAAGCATCGACCGTATATCCTTGAATCCTTCTACTACACCGATGAAGACACGGAAAGGCTTCTTCCATACTTCGGGGATTTCCTGCTTGATTCCGGGGCGTTTACCTTTATGCAGGGCAGTCATAATAAAACGGTCAACTGGGACGAATATGTTGAAAGGTATGCTGATTTCATTGTAAGAAACAATGTGCAGAAATACTTTGAGTTGGATATTGATGTCGTAGTTGGTTATGACAGGGTATTACAGTTCCGTAAGAAACTGGAACGGTTAACGAACAGACCATGCATCCCGGTATGGCACAAATCCCGTGGCATTCAGGATTTTAAAAAGACCTGCGATGAATATGGTTATGTTGCAATCGGCGGGATAGTTTCGGGAGAAATCAAGTCAGATGAATACGGAAAGTTCCCTGCGCTTATTAAAGAGGCACACAAACGGGGGGCAAAGATTCACGGGCTTGGTTTTACGGCGTTGAACTGGCTGAAGGTTTGCCATTTCGATTCTGTGGACAGTACCGCATGGACAACGGGGAACAGGTTTGGATTCGTCTATAAGTTTACCGGGAAGACAATGATAAAGATTGATGCCCCGAAAGGGAAAAGGCTCGGGGACAGCAGAAGGGTGGCACTCAACAATTACGTTGAGTGGTTAAAATTTCAGAAATGGGCGGAGACACATTTATGATTATCTTTATTTCTTGTACAAAAACAAAAGCTAATAAAATGTGCAAGGCAAAAGATATGTATAGTCCTTCGCAGTGGTTTCGATTAGCTTACAGGTATGCAAAAAGCCTTAAACCGAGTGCAATTTACATCTTATCTGCAAAATATGGTTTGCTTTCCCCGGATGATGAAATTGAGCCATATGAAAAAACACTTGTATCTGAAAAAGACGCAGAAATCAGAAAATGGTCTCTGATGGTGGCGAAACAGATAAAAACGAAAGGCGTAGACCGGGAACAAGCTGTTGTTTTCTTATGTGGAAAGAATTACAGGAAATATATTCAAAACCTATTTCCTAAATATACAGCACCCGTATCTCATTACGGAATAGGAAAACAGATGCAGTTCTTTAAAAGCAATACGACAAAAGGCGAGGCATGAAAAAAGTTGTTCTTTTATCGGGCGGGGTTGATTCTTCAACTTGCCTTGGGCTTGCGTTACAAAACTGCAAGCCGGGTAATGTACTTGCGCTGAATATGTTTTACGGTCAGAAACATGACCGGGAAATGAAGAGCGCAAGGGATGTGGCAAAGTTTTACGGGGTCGAGTTAATGGAACTTGACCTGTCGCAGATATTCCAAAAAAGTGACTGCTCACTTCTCGCACATTCCGGGAAGGATATTGCAGAGGGAAGCTATGCAGAGCAAATTAAAGAAACAGGCGGTGCAAAGCCTGTTTCAACGTATGTACCTTTCAGAAACGGGTTAATGCTTTCTGCGGCGGCAAGTATTGCGGTCAGCGTTGGGGCTTCTGAAATATGGTACGGAGCGCACGCAGATGATGCGGCGGGGAACGCATACCCGGATTGTTCTACTGCTTTCCTGCGGGCTATTGATGCCGCTGTTTATGAAGGAAGCGGGAAACAAGTCCATGTAATAGCCCCGTTTATTTCTTCCCCAAAATCTGAGGTTGTAAGAGCAGGACTTAAAATCGGGGTGCCTTACGAACTGACATGGAGTTGCTACAATGGCGGTGATAAGCCCTGCGGAAAATGCGGGACTTGCATTGACCGGGCTGAAGCATTCAAGGCAAATGGCGTAAAAGACCCCGCCCTGTAATTTAAGTTGTATGCAAAAACCAACTATAAAAAACTAAGGAGAAACAAAAGTGAACAAGACGGAATATAACATATCTTTGCTGAGAATGGTGTTTGCCGTGAGCCTTGTGATTTCCAACGTGGTTACGGCAAAGCTGATTTATACGGGAATTTCCCTGTTCGGGGTTGTTATTACCCTTCCGGGAGCCGCCCTATGTTATGCAATCACGTTTTTGATGACGGATGTAATTGGCGAAATATGGGGCAAGGAAGAGGCTGATAAGACGGTCATACAGGGTTTTATCTGTCAGGCGTTGGCAACGGTATTGATTATCTTTACGCAGTTCTTACCTGCGGCTGATGCAGGCGCACAGGAAGCGTATAACAGAATTCTCGGGCAGAATTATATCTTTGTATGCGGCAGTTTGGTTGCCTACTTCGCATCTCAGTCGTGGGATGTTTGGTTTTTTCACAAAATTAGAAATGCGTATATCAGGAAGCACGGAAGTACGGACGGTGGCAGATGGATGTGGAACAATGGCTCGACCATGACATCACAGGTCATTGACACGGTGCTATTCATCGGCATTTCCTTCGGCATCGGCTTCGGATGGGCATTTAACTCAAATATGTGGTCAACGCTTGCGACGATGATGGTTGGACAGTATTGTTTGAAGTTTATCCTTGCCGCACTTGATACACCATTCTTTTATATCATGACCAACAAGAGGGAGCCAAAGAATGGGAAGACCGAGAAAGGAAATAGACAGCGACCAGTTTGAAAAGCTATGCGGACTGCAATGCACCCTTGCAGAAATAGCCGGGTGGTTCGGCTGTTCTGAGGACACTATAGAACGATGGTGCAAACGTACATACACGGCAGGATTTGCGGATGCTTTTAAAAGATTCTCGCAAAGCGGCAAAATATCCCTGCGGCGGTTCCAATTCAAGATTGCGGAGAAAAATGCGGCTATGGCTATCTTCCTCGGGAAACAGTACCTCGGGCAGAAAGATGACCCAGATGTTAACATTGCGGATATACCTGACGATGGTTTCTTAACGGCTATCAAGGGAACGGCAGAAAGCGACTGGAGCGGCGAAGATGTTTAAGTGGCAACCGTTATCAAAAAAACAGCGGATGCTCTTTAACTGGTGGCAAGCTGATTCCCCGGTTAAGGGTGCAAACGGCATCATAGCTGACGGGGCTATCCGAAGCGGCAAGACGGTTGCAATGGCGGTTTCCTTTATCATGTGGGCAATGTCCAACTTTGACCGGGAAAACTTCATCATGGCGGGCAAGACCGTCAAGTCATTCCAAAGAAACGTGCTGAAGCCCCTGCAAGCCATTTTGCCGGGCAGGGGGTATAACTGTAGGTATCTACAGACAGACGGGCTTCTGCGGGTCAGCAGGGGGCTTAAAACGAATGATTTCTACATCTTCGGTGGTAAAGATGAAGCCTCGCAGGATTTAGTGCAGGGTTTGACTGCCGCAGGAGCGTACTTTGATGAGGTTGCGCTGATGCCCGAATCCTTTGTGAATCAGGCAACAGGGCGTTTATCCGTGGACGGGTCGAAGATGTGGTTCAACTGCAACCCGGAAGCCCCGTTGCACTGGTTCAAACTCCAGTGGATTGACAGGGCAAAAGATAAAGGGCTTCTGCTCCTGCATTTCACGATGGACGATAACAACAGCCTTTCGGAAGAAATCAAAGCCCGGTACAGGTCGATGTATGCGGGCGTTTTCTATATGCGGTTCATCCTCGGGCTGTGGGCGGTTGCTGAAGGGCTTGTCTATTCCATGTTCGGGGAAGGGAACAGGTATGATGATGAAACCCGCCCGGCGGCGATGCTGTCCACATCAACCCGGTGCATAGCTGTTGACTACGGTACAACAAACCCTTGCGTTTTCCTTGACATCCGGGACGATGGTCAGGACGTGTGGATAGAAAATGAATGGCGGTGGGACAGCAAGAGCGCAGAAGCGCAGAGAATGGCTATCCCGAACATGACCGATGCACAGTATGCCGATGCTATGGCTGAGTTCTTGGGGGCTGACCCGGCTGAACAGTGCATGATAGTTGTCGACCCGTCAGCTAAGAGTTTTATTACCGAGCTCAAACATCGTGGATATTACGTCAAGGAGGGAATCAACGATGTACTGGACGGCATCCGGGAAACGGCGACCCTTATCACCCGGAAGAAACTTCATGTGCATGAGCGGTGCAAGGGGCTTTTAAACGAGTTCCATTCGTATGTGTGGGACGAAAAGGCGGCACAGCGGGGCGAGGAAAAACCCGTAAAAATGCAAGACCACGGCATGGATGCAATGAGATATTATGTGCATACGGTTTTGCCTGATTGGAGATATACGGCATGAGCAGACGAAAGAAAAACAGAACAGCGGTCAATGATGCTTTCGGGAATCCTGCCGCCCGGCTCGGCTTTGGCACTTTTGACTTGATGCAGGGTACGCAGTACACCGCAACCCGCATGACGCAGAATTATGACCTGCTGACAACTCTGTACCGGGAGAACTGGGTTGTTCAGAATATCGTTCAGTTAGTCCCGGACGATGTTGTGCGGAAGTGGTACGAACTGAAGACAAGCGTTTCCCCGGAATACCTCGACAAGTGGGTAAGGGTTGAGCGTAAAACAAAACTGCGTGACCGAATCCGTGAGGGCATCTATTGGGGGCGGCTGTACGGCGGGGCGGCAGGTATCATGCTGATAAAAGGACAGGAAGATTTATCAAAGCCGCTTGACCTTGACATGGTTGCCCCTGATAGCTTTCAAGGGCTGATGATACTGGACAGGTGGACGGGCGTTTATCCTTCCATCGGCATCGTTACCGACCCCGGTGACCCTGATTTCGGACTACCTGAGTATTACACCATCAGGGATGAAGAACGGGGGCAGATGGTTGCGACAGTGCATCATAGCCGGGTGATACGCTTCATTGGGCGTGACCTTCCGTGGCTTGAAAAGGTGCAGGAAACATATTGGGGCGAGTCTGAAATTGAAGCCATTTATCAAGACCTCGTGCGGCATGACAACGTGTTGGCAAACATGGCTTCCCTTACCTTCCGGGCAAACGTGACGTACATGGAATCGGACGGGCTCGACCAGTTGCTCGGCACGGCAAACACGGAGATGCAGAGAAGATTTTGGAACGTCATGGCGGCGCAGTCCATCATGGAATCCAACTTCGGCACCCGCATCGTAAACCGGGGAGATGTCATGCATCAGCATCAGTACACGTTTACGGGCTTGCCTGATGTGTATGACCGCATGATGATGGCGGTATCGGGTGCGGCAAGGATACCCGTTACAAAGCTGTTCGGCAGAAGCCCTGCGGGCATGAACGCAACCGGGGAATCAGACGAGCAGAACTATTACGATTACATCGACACCATCAGAGGCACAACTTTCCGGGGCATTGTGGAAAGAATCCTGCCTGTTATGGCGTTGTCAACGTGGGGCAAAATCCCGGATGACCTCGACATCGACTTTGCGGCAATGGATACCCCGACCGCAAGCGAGAACGCTGATGTGGTTCAGAAACGCACAAGCGCAATCGTACAGGCTTATCAGTCTGACCTACTTGACCAAAAGACCGCCCGCATGGAACTTAATGCGATGGACGAAGAAACCGGGGCGTTCGGAAGCATCCCGGATGAACTTATCGAGCAGGGTGAGGGTGTGCTTTTTTCGGCGCAACAGCAGATGCATGACCCGATGGCGGGGCTCTTTGCTGACGAGGGCGAAAACACGCCGCCTGACGCACGAGAAGCCCCGGAGAACGGTTTTAACGAGGGGGGCTGAGTAAATGCCCGTCACCATCGTTCCACCCGGCAGAAACGCTTCTGCGGCGGCATTGCAGAAGATATTTGAGGAAACGCAAGACAAGCTGATAGCGGAAATCCTGCGGAAACGGTCGAAAGGATATGTCGATTACGCTGAAGTGGCGGCACTGGAGCGGGTGCGGAAGACCCTGCAGAAGATGGTCAAGGGTGCTGAAAAGCACGTCCCTTTGGCTGTCGAGCATGAGTTTTATAAACGCCCGGAATCAGCCGAAGCCTACAGGAACGCAAGGGAATCCATCAATCCGGGGAGAACCCGGGCGGTTGAAATCCTGTCTGATAACCTGCTCGGCGAAGTCGAGGAAATGGCTGAAACGGCGTACCAAAGCACCGCATCAAAGCTGTTCCTCGTGGGAAGGGCGCAGGAAGACATCTTCCGGGAAGCGGGGCTGACCAAAGCTATCGAAGCATCTGCCGCCGGGCGTGGCTCACTGACTACCGTCAACGAAATCATAGCCGCCATACAGAACACGGGTATCACGGCTTTTGTTGATAAGGCGGGTCACGAATGGAATCTTAAAGCCTACGGGAGCATGGCGGTACGCACAACGGTCAGACAAGCGCAGGTTGCGGCGGTTCTGACGGAAAATCAGCATGACTTGTACAAGATAATCAATACCGGGATGCCGTGCCGATGGTGCGCCGCTTACGGCGGCAGGGTGTACAGCAAAAGCGGGATGAATAAAAACTACCCGCCATTGACTGCGGCTTTCGGCAGGATTGATACGAGCGGGTCAGACAGCATTTACAACAGCTTTCTTAACATCCACCCGAACTGCTTATGTAGTCTCATACCCTACTACGAGGAAGATTACAGCCCGAAGCAGGTGGAAAAGGACAGGCTTTACAGCGACCCCGCCCGCAGACCTTTTGACATGGACTACCGCACCAAAGCGGTAAAGGAAGCCTACGAGCAGAAGGAGCGCAACAGGGCTGTATACCGAAACAACGTGAAGCAGTACCGCAGGTATCTCGAAGCGGGTGTGCCGGGAATGCCGAAAACCTTTCAGACATTCCTAAAGCATAAGCGGCTGAACGATGATAAATACAGGGAATGGATGGCGGCATATCGGCATGGATTACACGACACTGACAGACGAAAAATTGTTTGAAATCATCGAAAGCAGGTACGGAAACAGCTTGAAAAAGTGGGATAAGAAAGACCCGGCTGTGGTTGAGTTTTTCGCCCGCATTGAGGTTAAGAGATGATTACATACTACGGCTACACCATAAGCCCGAACCAGTTAGAAACTGGCGAGGGCTTTTTGATTTGCAGAAATGTCCCGATAGCCCGCACGGGTACGCAGGACTATCTCGGCTATGAGGTGGGCAAGCCGAACACGGAAATCGTGACGGTCGACCGTCCCGCCGAGGAAGTGTTCAGCCCTGCGGCTATCGCATCTTTTGAGGGCAAACCATTTACAGATGACCACCCCCCGGTGTTGTTAAACCCGGACAACGTGGCGGCGTATGAAAAGGGTCATGTGCAGAACGTGCGGCGGGGGACGGGCGAATGGTCTGATTTCCTCGTGGCTGACATCCATGTACACGATGCGGCAACGATACAGGCAATACGGAACGGCAAACGTCAGATTTCCTGCGGGTACGAGGTTGAGTACGAGGAAAGCCCGGACGGAAAACTGACACAGCGAAAAATCAGAGGTAACCATGTTGCGCTCGTCCCGGAAGGGCGTGCCGGGGAGCGGGCGGCAATCATGGACTCAAATACAAAGCGGACGGTCAACCCGTCAGAAAGGAACAAGAAACCCATGAGCAAGAAAAACACTTTCCTGCACTTTTTCGGACTGGCGGCAAACGGCAGGACTGACGAGGAAATTCGTCAGATGGCAGAAGATGCCGCACCTGTCTTTGACGAGGATACAGCCCCGGAGAAGGAACCCGAGGGCGAACCCGTCCCGGAAGAGGATGCAAAGCCGTGCGGGGATGCAAAGTCGGTTGACCTTGCAAGCCTTGATGCGAAACTGGACAAGCTGATTGAACTGCTTACTCCGCAGAAGTCGGCAAAGGATGCCGATACCACGGAAGCGGCGCAGGATGCGGCTGAAGCTGAAGAAGCAACGGACGCAGAACCCGCCGCCGAACCCGGAGAACAGGCAGAAGCTGAAGTTGTCCCGGCTGAGGAAATGGACGAAGACAAGACCGAGGAAAAGGCTGAAACCGCTGATGCGAAAGCCCTGCTTGCCGCCCTGCGCCCGAGTATTGCGGCAATCACTGACGAAGCACAGCGCAAGGCTGTAACGGATGCCCTGATGTCCTTTGTGCAGACCCCGGCAACCAACGATGCGGCAAAGGTCGCAGAAACGGTGGCAAAGAACGCCGCCGCAAAGAAGAATCCTACTTGTGACATTGATGCGGTGCAGAAGCTGTACGATGCCTGCAACCCGCACATCAGAAAGGAGAACTGATTATGCAGAATCAGGTTATCGGTAAAACCATGTTCCACGGCTATGCGGGTTCCTTCTCCCGTCAGCCTGATACCATCATTGATACGCACCCGGCGGCAGGTACTATCGCTTTCGGCGCAGGTGTTGTTTTCGGCACCGCAGGAGCGGTAAGAACTGCGGCAACTGGCGATGCGGCGGCGGCGTTTGTCGGCGTTGCAATCCGTGAGGTGAAGAACGCAACCAACTACCTCAATCAGAACGAGGGCGGCTATGTGCAGTACGATGCAGTCCCGGTCATCAAGAGGGGCTGTGTGAACGTTATCTGTCAGAAGGGTACTGCGGCTGTTGATGGCGATGTGTATCTGCGCATCACCGCAAATTCGTCTTACCCGAACGCAGTTGTCGGCGGCTTTGAAGCGGCGGCAGACAGCACCAACACCATCAAACTGACCAACGTGAAATGGAAGGGTGCGGCAGATGCCAACGGCGTTGCAGAAATCCGCATCCTTGATACCCTTCACGCCTGATTGACGAGAGGAGAGAACAACTATGGCTAACTATCAGAATGTCGGTACTTTTGACCTTGATACCATGCAGGGCGGCGCAAAGCCGTTTGCAATGGATGCGGCGGGCATCGCAAGCGGACAGGCTTTTCTTACGGGCGAACTGGAAAAGCGGGATATGCTTGTCAGAACCCCGCTGACCTCTTTTACCTACACCCGGGACATCCCGATTCGTGTCGGCGGCGGATGGGCTGAATATGTCAGCGCAATGAATGTCGGCTACGGCATCACCGGTGGCTCCGGGGATAATCTGATTCAGGCGGCATCCGTGGACGGTATCCCGCTTGTACAGGCAAACTTCGGGAAAGACCTTTGGAAGACCCACATCATCTCCGCAGGCACCCGCATCTTTTGGGTCGATATGCAGAGGGGCAACATGACGGGGAGGAATCTCGACACCCTGCTCCGTGACGGTCTGCGTATGACCTACGATAAGCACATGGATGAAAATACGTATGTCGGCTTTGCCCGGTACGGCACTACGGGTCTTATCAACAACGCAGATGTCACCGTGACTTCCGCATCTACCACGTTCGCCAATGCGACTTCCCCGGACGATATCCTCGACATCATCAACACCGCTATTCTTGATGCTTGGGCGGCGGCAGGATATGACCTCGATGCTATCCCGAACCACATCATCATGCCGTATGAGCAGTACAATTACATTGCAACTACCCGTATCGGTCAGCTTGCGGAAAAGACCATCCTGACGTTCCTGCTTGAGAACAACGTGGCGAAGCAGAACGGCTCCGACCTGTTCATCGGCGCAACGGCATGGTGCAAGGCGGCGGGCGCAGGTGGCGCAGACCGCATGGTAGTGTACTGCAATAAAGAGCGGTACATCGCTATGGACGAACTTGTTCCGCTGACCCGGGCAATGACCACGCCCAACGCAGAGCGGTTCTCTTACGATACCGCTTACGCGGGCAACGTGTCCGAGGTTGAGGTTTTCTACACTCAGCCCATCGTGTACGTTGACGGTATCTAATGACGGCGAATAACGGAATTGGGGAGCGGGTTTCCGTTCCCCTTTTTCGTGGATAAAAAGGGGGATGCAAATAATGTTTATCGTATCAAAGAGGAATTTTAAACTGCGCCTTGCAGACGGCTCCGTATACAGAATCGCAAAGGACTTTATCGGGGAAATCCCGTTTGAGGTAGCGGCGCACCCGCTGATTCAGAACGCCATTGATTCCGGGTGGGTTACCGCCCCGGCAAATCATGCGGATAAAGCACTGTACGAGGCTGATGCGGTAGCCGCACAGAAAGCCGCAGAGGCTGATTTAAGACCCGATGCGGTCAAGGGCAAGGAAGATACCGCCGAAGCCGCTGAAACGGCTGTAACGGGCGCAGAGAAGCCCAAAACACGCAGGAAAAAGTAAGGGGGCAATATGTATCCTTTTGTCGGAGTACCCGCAAACCCGATGGTGCCGCTTTTTGCGGAAGTCAGGCGGGTTGCGGCTAATATCCCCGCCCCGGGGGAACAGGGGGATTATACGCTTGCACAGTTTCAGCAGGATTTCCCGGAGTTCTTTTCCCGGACGGTCGATACCTGCTCCGGGGAAGGGAACTACAAACCGCTCCTGCCCGAAAGCATCATGCAGATGATGATTGATTCCGCCAATGCTTCCGTCATTCCTTCCCGGTGGGGGCAGGACTGGCGACTTGCGGCGGGGCTTTTCACGGCGCACCTTTGTGCGTTGAGGATGCAGACCTACGCAGACGGGTCAACCCCTGCGGCAACTGCAGGAAATGCCGCTAATACCGGGACGGTAAAGACGGCAACCCTCGGGGATACATCTCTGAGTTATGACAACGCCGCTACCAACGCAGGAACGGAAAAGTGGGGTGCGTGGAACCTTACAAAGTACGGCACACAGCTTGCAACAATGGCGAGGATGATTGGCATAGCCGGGATGTATGCAATTTAAAGGGGGTCTATATGTATCAGCTTGCAGGATGGTTTACAGACCTCATGGACGTTTTCCGGGTGGAAAGCGTTACAACGGACGGGCTTACCACGCAGGAGCGTGTACAGGTGCTTTCCGCTGTCCCCTGCAGGGTTTATGCCCCTGCAAAAAACAGCATCAACCTGCGGGACGGTGCGGCTACTATCCGGGCAGATGAAAAACTGGCGTGCGGCATTGATGTTGATATACAGGCGGGCGATGAGATAATCGTCACCCGGGGCGGCGTTTTGGGGCATACCCGGACGGAGCGGTATATCGCATCAAAGCCCGTGCCGTACTATGACCCGGTGGGCGTGGCGGCTACAGGGCTTGAGCATCTCGAAGTCGGCATCCGTGCTGATAATATCGTGGGGTGATACTATGGCGGTCTTTGGCGCAAGCATTCAGCGGCGACTCAAAGAACTTGAAAAGGCTAAAGCTGATGTCCCGCTTGTGATTGAGCGCACGGCGGCAAGTGCTACCCGCAGGGCTGTTGAAACAGCCGTAAGGAATACCCCGCCGATATCCGGGGGGCTGAGGGGAACCAATATGCGCACCGGGGCAATGGCGCAGGCGTGGGTAACCGATTCCGAAACGCACCCGGTCAACGGCAGGACGGTGCTTGCCAATAATCAGCAGTATGCGTCTTACGTTGACAAGGGTCACCGCATGGATAAACATTTCGTGCCGGGGCTTATTATCAACGGCGGTCTGCTTGAAAGGGCGGCTGACGGGGATGACGGCGGTATCATGGTCGGCGTACGGACAACGTACGTTAAGGGGCTGTATATCACCGACAAAGCCCGGAAAGAGTATCAAACTGCGGTGCGGGAAATCCTTGATAGAGAGGTGAAAAAACTGCTGTCATGACGTTTGAGATTTATCGTGTCATAAAAAGCATAGCGGCACAGCTTGCAGGGGCTTTCCCGTTTTACCCGGTATATGCAAGCCCGAATCAGCAGGGGACGAAATACCCCTGTTTTTTCGTGTTTGTGGTTCCTACGAGCGGCATATCTGACCAACTGTCGGAGCGGGCAAAAAGGGATATATCCCTTGATGTGGTATTCGTACAGGAACGCAACAAAGCGGGCGCAAATGAGGAGTTATACGCTATTGCGGAAACCCTTGACGAACTACTTGATACCGTGGCTTATACTGCAGACGGCGAGACGGTTCCCCTGCATACACATGACCGCACCTACAGCATCGAGGATTTGGAACTGCATTACAAACTGCGGGTAACTCAGCGGGTGTATGTACCCCGTCAGGAAATCCCGATGCAGGTACTGGAGGAAAACAATGTCGAAATCAAAGATTAAGTATCAGACGGAACGGCTCCTGCGGTCGAAAGCCCTTGCGGGGTATCAGAAGGACTTTGCCCGGGTTATCCTGACCGCCCCGGAGTACACCGTTGAGGAAGCAAAAGCGGCAATCGAAGCCGCACTGAAGAAAGGAGTTTAATCTATGGCGGGTGGTATTTGGGCATCGCAGAACAAGGTTCTGCCGGGTGTCTATATCAATGTCAAATCTCAGCCTAACGTGACCGCAAACGTGGGCGAAAAAGGCGTTGTGGCTATTGCGCAGTCCCTGTCTTGGGGCGCACTCGGCGCAGTGCAGGAAATTACCCCGGGACAGGATGTAACGGCGGCAATCGGCTACAGCATCGGTACGGCGCAGGCACAGTTCCTGCGGGAAATGATGCGGGGTTCCGATGTGACTACCTGCCCGAAGAAAATCCTGCTGTACAGGTACACCGGGACGGGCGGCGTTAAGGCGGCGGCTACTATCGGCGCACTGACCGCAACCGCTCTTTATGAGGGCGTAAGGGGCAATGATATTACCGTTGCGGTTATCGCTGACCCGGATAACGAGGGCGTGTATGATGTGCAGACCATCGTTGATGGTGCTGTGGTTGATGTGCAGGCTGTATCTGCCATTTCCGCTCTGACCGCCAATGCGTGGGTCACCTTCTCCGGGGACGGAAACTTTACCGCAAATGCAGGTACTGCGCTGACTGGCGGCGTTGACCCGACAGCGGCGGTTGCTGATGATGCGGCGTTCCTGACCGCTATCGAGCCGTACACCTTTGACATCATCGCATACAGCGGCAGTACCACCACCGTCATTGATGCGTATGTGGCGTTCGTGAAGCGTATGAATGAAAGCGTTGGCAGGAAGTGTCAGCTTGTTATCGGAAACTATACCGGGAAGAACAGCGAGTACGTTATCAGCGCACGCAATGGCGTTACCCTTGCGGATGGCACTACCCTTGATGATAAGGGCGTTGTGTACTGGCTTGCGGGCGCAGAAGCCGGGGCGCAGTATTATCAGTCCCTGACCTACGCACAATATCCCGGCGCAGTATCCGCAAACCCGAAGCTGACTGACGATGCAGTTGCGGCGGCTATTGCCGCAGGGCAGGTCGCTTTCGTGGACGATTTCGGCGTTGTCAAGGTCTGCTCGGACATCAACAGCCTGACCACCGTTACCCCGACAAAGGGCGCAGAGTTCAAAAAGAACCGTGTGATGCGTGTCATCATGCAGTTCTGCAACGATGTGTACGAGCATTTCAGCCTGTATTTCCTCGGGAAAGTGGACAACAACGAAAGCGGGCGTGCGCTCCTGCGGGCGTGGATTATCGGCTATCTGAACGAGATGCAGGGCAACAACGGCATTCAGAACTTTACCGCCGAGGACGTTGAAGTCCTTCCCGGAAACGAGATTGATGCCGTACTGGTTAACGTAGCACTTCAGCCCGTGGACAGCATCGAAAAGGTTTATATGCTCGTCACCGTCAGCGTTAACGGCGTGACCGTTGAGTAAGGGGGTAAGATATGGCTTTTTTACTGGAACGTGATGCCCTTAACGGAAAAAGCGGCAAGGCTTTTATCACCGTGAACGGCAAGAACAAAGAACTGTTCGGCGCAAAGAAAATCAACGCTGACGGCGAATTTCAGGAATCCGATTTCAAAGTCATCGGGACTACGCTCGTGCAGAAAAAGACCACTGGCGTTGCGCTGACTGGCTCCATGACCATCTACTACGGAACCCCGCTTTTCCTTGAGATGCTTCAGACGTACCTCAAGACCGGGCGGCTTCCGTACTTCACCATGCAGATTACCAACGATGACCCGAGTACGTCCGTTGGCACGCAGACCGTGGCTCTTTACAACTGCAAATTATCCAAAGTGCCGATTTCCATGCTCGATGCCGATTCCGAATGGCTCGAGGAAGAAGTGGGCTTCAGCTTCACGAATGTCGAAGTGCTGTCTGCTTTCACCGACCCGGCGCAGTTAGGAAGCTGATAAAAAGGCGGGGGCGTAATGCTCCCGCCATTATTTGAGTATAAGGGGGATGCAATAAAATGAGCGTTTTACAGGCTTTTCTTCACCCGGTTGCGGTTGAGGATACAAAAAAGGTTGTGATTTCAAAGCGGTTCATCGGCGAGGACGGAAAGCCCGTGCCCTTTGAAATCAGGGCGATTTCTCAGGAGCAGAACAACAAGCTGATGAAAGCGCACACCCGGGGCAAGGTGGTAAACGGTCAGAAGGTTGATGTTTTCAACAATGCGGCTTACACAAACGCCCTTATCATTGCCTGCACGGTTCAGCCTGATTTTGAGGACGAGGAACTTTGCAAGGCATACGGGTGCATTGACCCGGCGAATATCCCGGAAAAGATGCTCCGGGCGGGCGAGTATACCGCACTGGTACAAGAAATCCTCAGCTTCAGCGGCTTCGATGCTGACCGTAAAATCCGTGAGGATGAAGAAGCAAAAAACTCTTAAACGGCGATGACCGTGATACGGCGTTGGCGTATTACCTGTTCGTAAATCACGGGACATTGCCGGGGGTTGTTGCTGACATGAGCGACCGGGAAATTGCTTTATGTTGGCAAATGGCACTGAAAGAAATGGAATCCCGAAAGGGGAAGTAAATGGCGGGCGTAAGAGAAGTTTTTGAAATCGTTGACCGGGCAACAAGACCCCTGCGGAATATCGGCAACGAAATGCAGAGCGTGAATAACAGCGCAACAAGCCTGCGGGGAACCGTGGCGGGGCTTGTGGCGGGTTTTGCAACGCTTGCCACAGTCCGCAAAGCCCTTGCAGTTGCTGACGAGTTGTCACTGGTGCAAGCCCGTCTCGCTAATATCAATGACGGGGCGCAGGACTTGGCGCAGTTGCAGGAGATGATTTATCAAGCCGCACAGCGTTCCCGGGGCGAGTATATTGGCATGATGGGAACGGTTGCAGGATTAAAGGCGCAGACGGGTGATACCTTTTCGTCTGTCCGGGAAGCGGTCGCATTTACAGAACTCCTGCAGAAGCAATTTAAAATTGCGGGCACTGATGCAACGGGTATCGCATCGACCATGTATAACCTTACGCAAGCACTCTCCACGGGCGTTCTGCGTGGGCAAGACCTCAACATCGTTATGAGTAATGCCCCGCAGATTGCCCAAAGGATAGCCCGGTACATGGGACTGACCGTAGGCGAGTTGAAAAAGGTGGCGGCTGAGGGGAAGGTAACCTCGGACATCGTGAAAAATGCAATGCTTGACGGGGCTACCGAAATCAACCGCCAATTCGACGAAATGCCGATGACCTTTGGCGATGCTATGACTCGCTTACAGAATATGGCTGTGAGGGCGTTTCAGCCTGTCGGGCAGATGATATCCGAGGCTATTAACTCGTCCGGGGTTGCTGATGCAATAAACTTCCTCGGGCAGACGGTATACGTTCTTCTGTCTGTATTCGGTACGCTGTTCGGATTTGTGATGCAGGGCTTCGGGATTATCGGTCAGGGTATCGGCTTTGTAACCGGGCTGTTCGGCGGGGCGGGGAGTATTGCCGTTGCTGTTGTATCAACGGTTGTGGGCGTGTTCCTTGCGGCTGAAGCGGTGGTAATAAATGCCGTTGCGCTTGTGTATAACTTTTTCTCAACGGCTGTGGCAACCCTACAGGCGAACTGGGCGTACTTTTGCTATGATGCGCAGAAAAGTATTATTGAGTTTGCTTCGGGGTCTGTACGGGCGTTTGCGGACGTTGTACGGGGCGCAGAAAGTGCCGCTAATGCTATCGCCAATGCCTTTATATCCGGGGCAAATGCGGCAATCGGCGGCATCAATGGTCTGATAAATGCAATCAATCAGATACCGGGCGTGAACCTTTCCACGGTGTCTGAAATTGCCGCCGCAAATGTCGACCACGGGCTTTCAGACAAAATCGAGAACATTGCCGCAACCCTTGATGCTATGAAGCCTGATGCCCCTGACACAAGCGCAATCACGGCAAATACGATGGATTACATCAATGTCGGGGATGCGTTCGCAAAGGGACAGGATATTGGCGCAGGTTGGGTCAACGGCATCATGGACGGCATGACCGCACAGACGAATTTTGGCGATTTCGGTGACCTGTTCGGTGCGGGCGGTTTTGAAAACCTGATGCCCGCCGGGGGCGATGTCGGCAAGGTCGGCAAGGTGGGCAAAGTCGATAATGTCAAGTTGTCTGACGAGGATTTGAAAGTATATCGTGACCTCGCAGAAAGACGGTACATGAACAACATCGAGTTGAAGACCCTTGCCCCGGAAATCACAGTAAACCTGCCCGCAGGTGCATCCGGGAACATTTCGGCGCAGGATGTTGCAGACAGGTTGAAGAAACTGCTTATTGAGCAGATGGCGGCGCAGACGGCTGTTTCTCACGGATAAGGGGGCGTAAATGCTTAATCCTGATACAAAGATTTATGTCCGCATGGGCGGCAGGAAGATTACTATCCCGGTCAATCCCGAGGAACTGCAGGTAACGCACCCGAATCAGGACAAGACCGCAGACGTTGCGGGCGTTGGCGAAATCCTTATCCCGCAGAAACCCGGGCTGAAAGAGGTCACGTTTTCCTCTTTCCTGCCGGGCTTCCGGGGTGACCCATACGTGCATGACTTCCGCAACCCGAAAAGGATTGCGAAAGCGTTTGAAAAGGCGTGGAAAAACCGCACCCGGTGCAGGCTGATTATTGCCCGGTCAAATGACTATGACACGAATATGACGTGCGTGATTTCTGACTGGAAAATCAGCGACCGGGGCGGCGAACCCGATGATTTGTATTATGACATCACGTTCCGGGAATACAGGGCATACGGGGTTTCTCAAATGACCGTTATTGCACCTGCTACAACGGGCGTTGAAAGCGGCGAAAAGGCGATTACAGCCAGTGCAAGCGTTGTGCGGGAAGTAGACCCCTCGCAGTTGATTGTGGGGGCTAAAGTGGCGCTAAACGGCTCATACTACGCATCCAGTGCGGGCGGTGGCACTTTGGGAACTGCAAGCAATCAGAGCGGTACTATTCAGCGTATCGTGACCGGGGCTGAAAAGCCCTACTATATCAACGGCGTTGGATGGTTCGGGGCTGACGCGGTATTGCCGGGGGATGATATATGGCAGTTAATCTGACGGCGGTTACAAAAGACGGCAGGATGATTGATTATTCTAACGCTTTTACAAGTGCGGAATGGTCAACACAGCGTTTTGATGCCCCCGGCAAGCTGACTTTTTCCGGGGTCGAGGATACAGGCATTGCGCTCCCGGAAGGTACTGCGGTCACGTTTACTGACGGCGGCAGTACCTTCAAAGGCTATATCTTCACCGCAGAGCGGGACAGGTACGGCACGGTAAGCTATACCGCATATGACCAACTGCGCTACTTAAAAGCCAATGCTTCGTACTCATGGGAAGCGGTTACCCTTGAGCAGATAATCACAGACATTGCTTCGGATTTCCTTTTGACGGTGGGAGACCTTGCCCCTACGGGGTACACGTTCCCCTCGCTGATAAAGGAAAACGAAACCTGCCTTGACATTATCTTCGATGCGCTTTCGCAGGTCATCCACAACACCGGGAAGATATGGCTTTTTTACGATGATGCCGGGAAACTGGTACTGCGCGAAGCAAGCGCCCTGCAGACATCCGGGGTCATCGGTGACGGGTCGATGATGACCGATTACACCTATAAGCGGGACATTGATTCCGAAACCTATAACCGGGTGAAACTGGTAAAGCCGAATAAGGAATCAGGGCGCACGGATGTGTATATGTACGAGGATACGGACAGCATCCGAAAGTGGGGGCTGTTGCAGTATTACGACAAAGTCGAAAACAACCTTAATGCGGCGCAGATTGAACAAAATGCACAAGCATACCTTAAGTATTACAACAGGGTGTTGCAGTCCCTGACTATCGAGGCAATGGGCGTGCCGGGCATCAGGGCGGGGAGCATCATCCCGGTACTGATACGGGACGTGCAAGAACTTACCGTTAACCGGGTCTTGCTTGTGGACAAATGCTCGCACAGCTATGAGGGCAATTATCACACCATGACCCTTGACGTTAAATCGTTCTCGCAGTTAGGGGGCGAAACATGAGCGCAGACCTGCTTTCCGTTTTACAGCAGATAAATCAAAATGCATTCAAGGGCATGAAGCCCGTAGACCTTTGCTTCGGAACGGTGGCAACGGCGAATCCGGTGACCATTACCCTCGAAGGGACGATGCAGGCTATACCGTCAGCCGCTATCGTGCTGTGTGAAGCCGTACAAGCCCGTGAGACCGTTGCAACGGATTCAGCCGGGGATACGGTCACCGTGACCCTTTCAACGGCTCTAACGGTCGGAGAGCGGGTCATAATGCTCCGCTGTTCTGCGGGGCAACAGTTCCTCGTTTTGTCAAGGGCGTAAGGGGGTTATATGGCAACATTACCCGATATTGGATTTGCGACAGACATAGTTATCACCGCTCAACCGTCAAAAACGTGGATAATCGACCGGGATGCAATGCAGGTTTCCCGCATGGACGAAGGGCTTGAATCGGTACGGCAGGCAGTCGAAATCGCATTGAATGTCGAGCGGTACAAGTGGACGATTTACGATGCGAATTTCGGTTCGGAACTGGACGGGCTTGCGGGGGAAGATGAAGCGTACATCATTGCGGAACTGCCCCGCATGGTAGAGGATGCGCTTTCCCCGGATTCCCGGGTGATTGCCGTTGATAACTATGTGTTTACCCGGCTTGATTCCACATCTATGCGGGTCACATTTACCGTGCATACCGTGTACGGGGATATTCAAGAGGGGGTTGAGGTATGATTGATTTTTCGGGCTATACATACGCAGAAAACCTGCGGAAGATGCTCGAGCAGGTGGATGATTCCCTCGATAAGCGACAGGGGTCATTGATTCAGACTGCGGTTGCGCCCGGCGCATGGTATATCGAGGGCATGGCACTTGATATGGCAAAAATACAGGCGGCGGCGTATGTTGAAACCGCAACCGGGCAGGATTTGGATTACTACGTTGCGGCACAGGGGCTGACCCGTATTGCCGCAACCGCCGCTGTAAGACAGGGCATTTTCAATGCGCAGGTGCCCGCAGGTTCCGTTTTTAAGACCATCAACGGGGAAGATTCCGTGCTGTTTACTTCCGGGGCTTATATCGGGTCTGAGGGCGGTTCCCTGCTGTACGAAATGACCTGTCAGACGGCGGGTACAATCGGAAACAGCTACAGCGGGCAAATTATCCCGGTCACGCCTGTTGCGGGGCTTACATCAGCGGCAATCGGTCAGATTATCACCGAGGGGACGGACACCGAAACGGACGAATCCCTTCGGGCAAGGTTCAACGAGGCTGTCGGGCATACCGCTTGCGGCGGCAACATTGCACAGTACCGTCAGGCAATTCTCGCTATTCCGGGCGTTGGCGGGGTGCAGGTCTATCCCGCTAATCTCTACGAGGGCGGCGGCACGTTGCTTTGTTCCATCATTTCCGACAGCTACGGCGCACCGTCATCGGCACTTGTGCAGACAGTGCAGAACATCATCTGCCCGCCCGAGGAAGGGGAAAGCCTGCCGTCTGAAAACGGGTACGGTGTCGCACCTATCGGCGCAAGATGCACCATTTCCGGGGCAACGGCTTTGACGGTCAACATCGCAGGAACTATCACTATCCGTTCCGCATCGCAGAGCGGCAATCCGTATGAGGACGAAATCCGGGATTCCATTGACGAGTACATCAAAAGCGTTGCGAAAGCATGGGGAAACCCGGTTGTCGGTCGGGTGGTCAGCTATCCCGTTGTTGTGTACCTGTCCCGGGTGATATATGCAATCCTGTCTGTACCCGAGGTTGTGTCTGTCGCATCTCTGATAATCAACGGCAGTGCGGCTGACCTGACGTTGACGGAAACATCTGCATTACAGCAGGTTCCCGTTTTGGGCGAGGTGAATTTCAATGTCCAGTACGCATGAAATCCTTATGCGGCAGTTGCCGAGGTGGTTTAAACCCGTAGCCGAATACATCGCAATTATGCGGGCGTATTCGGCAGAGTTTGACAAGATGGTAACTGACCTTGATGCAGTCCACGCCAATATGTTTATTCAGACCTGCGATGCCGCCACGATACGGTACTGGGAACGCAAGCTGAATATCAGTGTTGACCCGGGTGACCCGTTGGAATACCGCAGAGAAAAAGTGCTTATGCGGCTTTCCCGGGTTGTGCCGTATACGGAAAAACACCTGCGGGAAAAACTGACGGAACTTTTCGGGGACGAATATACACTGGAAGTAAACCCGGAAAACTGCACGTTGCGGCTGATTATCACATCAGACCGTTATGGTGCGGTCGGCTTGGTGCGGGAGTTGATGTATCAATGGATACCCGCACATCTTTATGTATACAGCAATCAACAGGTCACAAACCTCGGGGAAACAGGCGGGTATTATGCCGCCCGTTGCTCCCGCACGTTTGAGCAGGTCATCGGAATCGGGGGTAACTGATGGGAAAATATAATGGCGCAGTTATAACTAATGCGGGTGAACAGTTGCTTGCATCGGCTATTGCAGGGACGGAATTGCGGTGGACGGTTATGAGAACATCGACCACCGTTGTGTCTACGGCAAGCATTAAGGCATTGACAAGCCTTACCGGGGTACAGCAGACGGCAAATATCACCCGTGCATCTGTATACTCTGACAATGTGGTGCAGGTGTCCGCACGGTTCCCGAATACGGACATTGCGGCGGCGTATCAGATAAACTCCGTTGGTATTTACGGGCGGCTGTGGACGGATACGCAGGACACGTTAATTGCGGTCATGACTGCCGTAACTGCAGATACAATGCCCGTTTACGATGCGGATTCCCCGGCGGCGTACATCTTTACCAACCATCTGACCGTGCAGGATGCCGCTTCCGTCACGATGTCCGTCAATGATACCGGGACGGCAACGGTGGCAGATTTGGAAGGGAAACTTGATGTTAACGGGGATGCATCTGAGGTGTATGTGTCCACGTTTACCACATCTTCCGCAAGTTATCCCATCCCGCAGACCGGGGACAGCTTCAAGCAGATTCTCGGGAAAATTCGTAAGTTTTTCACGGACATCAAGGCGGCTGTTGTGAATCTTTCCATCAGCGGCAGGACGATTACATGGACAAAAGCTGACGGGACTACCGGGACACTGACCACGCAGGATACCACATACAGCCCCGCCACCACATCTGCGGCGGGGCTGATGTCTGCGGCTGACAAAACCAAACTGGACGGCATTGCCGCAGGTGCGCAGGTCAACAGCATTACCGGGGTGAAGGGTAATGCAGAAAGCACCTACCGCACCGGGCAGGTAAACATTACCCCGGCTAATATCGGGGCACCGAACATCAGCCACGCATCAACAGAAACAACTTTCGGGCTTGGCAATCAGTCGGCATATGGACACGTCAAAATCATTGACAGCCTTGCAGAACGTGCGTATGCGGCGGGTGAAGTGCTTTCCGCTCATATGGGCGGGCAGTTGCAGAAAAATATCGAGAACGGCATTACCGGGGCGGTTGTATCCCGTACCTCATGGGCGTGGGGCGGGTCTTTTGATTCCTCGCAGTCCTACGTCACGGCGTGGCGTTCCGGGGATGTAGTAGTTGTTTCTGTGGCGGCGGCAATTTCTTCCGCTATCCCGGCAAAAACCGACCGCAATATCTTGACGAACCTTCCTGCGGCACGGAACAGGGTTTATGTAACGCTGACTTGCGTGAGTTTTGACAGCAACCTCGCACCGAGCGAAATCCTCGGCACGGTCATGTGTACCATCCGTCCCGAGGACAGCGCAACAACCCTCAAGGTCGATAAAAACCTTAACCCTACGGCTTGCCCGTATGGTGCTATGTACGGCACCTTTGCATATATCACTTCCGAGGCGTAAGGGGGTAAAAAATGAATTGTGCAAGTAACATCATTACCGCCAATTTCAGCGGTGGTAAAACCCATGCAACAACGGCAAGGGTGTACCAGTGGAGCAGGGGCATTGAGTTATGCATCACCGGGGCTGATAACCTGCCGCAGACCTTCAAGGCGCATTTTTCCGTGCAGAAAAGGGGCGGCGTTGCTACAACGATTGTCGGCATTGACGAGCGGGTGGATGTGCCGAATGTCCTGTTTACCATCGGGAAAGATATCCATGTATGGCTCGGGGCAAGCGAAACCGAGGACGATGCAGAAATCCTGTACACCGTTGATATTCCTGTAGCCCCGGCACCGATGCCCGAATACTACGATGCCGAGGACACGGGCGTATTTGATGCTGTCGTGGAGAAGGTCGCAAACTATGCGGCTACCGCTACAGCGGCGGCTAATAACGCAGGTGCAAGCGCAACAGCGGCGGCAGGAAGTGCAAGTGCGGCGGCGGCGAGTGCTTCCAGTGCGGCAGGAAGTGCGGGGGCGGCTGAACAGGCACGGGCTGATGCAGTCACGGCAAAGGGTCAGGCGGAAACTGCGGCGCAGACCGCTACGGAAAAGGCACAGCAGACCGCACAGGACGCCGCTCAGGCGGCGCAGAGCAAAACAGACGCAGAATCTGCCGCAGGAAGGGCCGAAGCGGCTCAGACGGCCGCAGAAGCGGCGAAAACTGCGGCGGCAGGAAGCGCAAATGCGGCGGCGGCATCTGCAACAGCGGCTGGAAATGCGGCATCAGGAGCGGGACAGGCGGCGGGTGCGGCAGGGCAGTATGCCACCAGTGCGGGACAGTCCGCCAGCAGAGCAGAGACCGCCGCAAGCACGGCAGAAGGCAAGGCATCCGATGCCACCTTTGCCGCAGGGCAGGCCGTGGAAGCAGAGACGGAAGCTATCAGTGCCAAAAATGCCGCACAGGTGGCGGAAAGCAATGCGACAAACGCGGCAACGACTGCAGCGGCAAAGGCTACCGAAGCGGCGGCAAGTGCCACAGCGGCGGCTCAGGCGGCGGCAAGTATCAATACGCCGGACAGTGCGCTGTCGGATACGTCCACCAACGCCGTCCAGAACAAGGTTATCACTGCGGAACTTACTGACGTAAAGACCGCAATTCATTCGGTCGCAAATGTAAAAACTGGCGTAACTGGTTCCGCAAACACATGGGAAACCGTTCCATACACTATCACGGCTACAAGGCAGTATACCATCACAAACATTTCCACAAACGCAACCATGACGGTGCGTACAAGAGCGACATACGATGGTGGAACGGTTGATGCACCTAATGCGGTTCCTTCGGGTGCTTCCGTAACCTTTACCGCATCGGGAAATGCGAATTTCCTGCGGATTATCAGCACACAGGCGGCAACAGGGTGGATCATTGAAGAACATGGGACACCGCTTTATAATCTTGAAGAGGATGTCGAGCGGTTAAAAACAGACAAACTTGACGCGACTGTATATAAGAACGAAACCACAGGCACTTGCACATCCGCAGATACTTTTCAGAACTTCCCATTTGCGATGAAGCAGGGGAAAACCTACATCTGCACAACCCTTGGTGTTGGGAACACTATGTCATTCAGAACAAGGGCAACTGAGGATGGGACAAACATTGATTCGTTAAATGCTGTTGCTTATGGTTCTCCCAAAACATTTACTGCATCCGCTGATGCGAATTTTATCCGTGTATCATCATATCTCTCTAATGGGTCATTCAAGATACAGGAATCGGGTACGATTTCATGGGAAATTGATGCACTTCAGCCTGTTGCGCCGATATTTAACCTTCCGTCAACTATCTATGCTGTGACAGGAAAAGAGCTGAATATCTATTTTGATAACATCTGCGAGGATAGTGATAAATACACATTTGATATCGTTTGCGCTAAAGGAGCGCAGATGGAGAGGGGCTATAAGATTACGCCTGTTGATGCGGATGCCGGGACGTATACAATGACCATCAATGCATATCTTGATAATAAGATAATCTCAACAGCGGAAACTTCGCTTGTGGTATCTGCCGAAGATAGCGGAGATGGTGATTCTGTATCATTCATCCTGATGGGCGACAGTACAGTGAACGGAACGGATACACAGATACTTGCCGATTTTACTGATGATGTAATGGCTGTTACTTCCAAAGGAACAAGAGGAACCACCCCGGCATCACACGAAGGACGCACAGGTTGGACGTTCCAGTATTATTACAACAGTGCGGAAATCGGTGGGATAACAAATCCGTTCAGGAATCCGACAAGTGGTGTATTTGACGCATCATATTATTTCACGAACTCCGGCGTAACTGCTCCTGACTGGTTTTTCATTCAGTTAGGCATCAATGATATGTTCCTCAAGACAGACGATGAAGCGGTGTTCTCTCAGATTAAGACTTGCATAACACAGTGCGATGCGATGATTGCATCACTGAAATCTGCGGTATCCGGGATTAAGATTGGGATCGCTGTAACCATCCCGCCGAACAGGTCGCAGGATGCGTTTGGTAAGGCATACGGTTGCGGACAGACACGGAGCCGATATAAACGGAACAATATGCTGTTCGTTAAGAGCATCATAGATACTTATGATGAAAGAGAAACTGATGGCATTTATCTTGTTCCGATATTCACAAATCTGGACACGACATACAACATGGGGCTTGAAAGCATGCCTGTTAATGCAAGAAATACGGCAATCACATATGAATCACCGATTGCAAACGGTGGTGTGCATCCTGTCGAAAGTGGTTACAAACAGCTGGCAGATGTGTATATGGCATTTCTTAAAGCACAGGCATAAAGAATGTGCATCTGCCCTGATGTTGGCTAACCTATTGGACACTATTCGTCAGTAAAGCCCGCCGGGTCTGCGGACAGTCGGTGAAAGCTTCCGTTCTGCGGAGCGGGTGAGAAAGGCAACAGTATTAAAGGGACATCCCGCCAAGTCAAAGCCCTTGACCGTGGCTATAAGTATCGGTCGGTGCGGGATATGCCGTGGCTGTTGGCAGACGGCTTGGTCACGGCACTATTCGTCAGTAAGAGAGGGGCGCAGATATGACAGAGCATGAATTTATTATATGGTTAACTCGCACGGCACTTGCGCCTGACTGGAGCGAAAACGGTGAATTTTATCAGGAATTGATTTTGCGGAAACTCGCAAAGGTTGGTACAGTAATTGTCCGAGATGGAAGTTACGAAATCGTAACGGAGGGCGAACATGACGTACGGAGATGACCACAACGGTATGGAAAAAGACGAACTTTACAGTGCAATCCGGGATTTTCTGAAAACCCACGATGTGCTCGAACTCTTGAGAATCATTGCGGATGTACTGGAGTTCGGAACCTATCGTTAACAACTTAACAGCGGGGGAGGCGGGTAATACCGCTTCCCTTTTTCTATGGGGGACGGTATGGAAACACTTATCACGTTTATTTCAGCGCACTGGCTCGAATGGCTTTTCACAGCCGTCCTTGCCACGCTTTCGTGGCTGTTCCGGGGGCTTCGGGCGCAGTTGCGCGAGGAGCATGACCGCAATGAAGCTATCGCCGCAGGGGTGCAATCATTACTGCGGGAAAGCATTGTCAACGGATACAACCGATACAGCGACAAGGGCTTCTGCCCGATTTATGCGAAGGAAAGTATAAAGCGGGTATACGCATCGTACCATGACCTCGGCGGCAATGATGTCGCAACAGAACTGTACCAAAAACTGCTTAAGATGCCCGAATGCCGGGAAGAAGGGAGCGAGAAATGATTTCCAACAAAATGTATGATTTTGTCAAGATGGTTGCGCTTATCGGCGCACCCGTTATCGTTTTTCTGTCTGCGTTGTGCAACATTTGGGCGGTTCCCCATGCGGCAGAACTGACGGCAACCCTTGCGGCGATTGATACCCTTATCGGTGCCATCGTGACCGCACTTAAAGCCGATTATGACCGGGCGAACAAAGCCCCCGAGGACTGACCATGCAGGAGCGTGATATTACCATCTGCGGGCACGGGAGCAACGTGCCGTCACTGAAAAACCTGTACGAGTACAATGACCTGCGCTACCGGGGGAAGATGAGCAACGGCGAGCGAAAACAGCTTCTGAAGGTGCGGCGGCTTAAGGGCTTCGACAAAGTGCATCAGGATTCTTTCCGAAAGTGGTATAAGACCATCCTCGGCAGGAACGCATACAATCAGGACTTTCGGCAGTATGTGTACGTTCCGAAGGACGGCAGGTATTATTCGGACTGCAGTTCGTCCGGGTGCGCCACATATCAGAAATGCGGCTTTGATATACCGCTTCTGAACACCGCCCTGATGCTGAACAGCGACCTTTTCTATGACCTTCCCTGTATCATCAAGGACGGGCATATCCTTAACCCGGAAATCCTGCGCCCGGGTGATGCCCTGCTGTATGCGGGCAATATCCACCGGGAAGAACAGCGGTATGTTGGTCATGTCGAGTATGTGTACGAGGTTCCGTTGAACCTGTTTGATGGATGGAAGCAGGTGCGAGAATCGTGGTTTTACTACGAGGACGGCGAACCCGTCTGCAATGCGTGGCGGTACATTGTCGGCAGGTGGTATGTATTCGCCGGGGACGGCAGGATGGTGCGGTCAGAGTGGTTCAAGGATTCTACCGGGCTTTGGTACTACATGGGCGAGGACGGCGGTATGCTGTCGGGTCAGTGGGTATGCCTTAACGGGAAATCCTACTATCTGACCAAAGACGGGCACTGCGCTACGAACTGCTATGTGCGGGACGAGCGGAAGATTCAGCCGGGTGTACGGATGTATTACTGGGTCAATTCCCTCGGCGAGTGGGAACCCCGGTGGGATACCACAGAACCCGACCTGACCCGGTACGCCCTTGCGGATGCGGAACAGGCGTGATACAATCATATATGGCGTGAATGAACCTCGTTAGTTAATGGACGGGGAACAGCCCTGCGGGAGAAATCCTGCGGGGCTGTTTTTTTGTGCGCTGAAAGCCCCTGCGGGCTGTCTGCCGGGTTTTAGCACCGTCAGCGGGGGTTTTATTACCTGCGGGGCGAAAACGGCTTAAAACGGCGCAGGGGCGGTCAAAAACTTTTTTCAAGAAGTTGTAAAAAGGGTATTGACTATTGGTTATAAATGATGTACTATTAAGGTACAAACAAACAAGGATACCCCACGAAGAGAACTCGCATTTGCTTTTGACAGCAGGTCGGGGGCGGATGCAGAGGGCGGCGGTTCTTGAAAGTAACTTGAAAACCAAATAAAGAAAGGGGCAGACAATGGGATACTTTGATTTACCGAGGGGCAACTTCGAACTCCTGCTGAAGAAGAAAGGCAGGGGCAACCATAAAGCGGAATGGCAGTCCGTTATGATGACTGACCACCTGTACCCCGGGGATGTTGAGGAACACTTCGAGCGTTGGGGCATCAACTACAAGGTAATGGCGGCACGTTACAACGGCAGGGAAGTAAAGCCGCTGACCCGGTATCATTGGGAACACCGTATCATCATCAGCAAGCGTGGAATTGATGAATTGCTCGGCAAATACAAGACCCGGAAAGAAGCCGAAGCCGCTGTGGATGAAAGAAAGCGGGCAAACTGGTCGAAGCCGAAAGATGAAAGGGTTGCCGCAGGAACAATCGTATTTGTGCAGGATTAAGACCGAAGCCGAGCCGGGGCGGGTAAACCCCGGCAGAAAGGGGCAGACATGAAGAATATCGAGGGTATCACAGAGAAACTGGAAACCGGGCTGAAGAACCTGCTTGATTCGGAGAACTGGAAAGAGTATCTGAAGACCCTTTCCCGGTTCCACCAGTACAGCTTCAACAACTGCATTTTGATTAAGATGCAGTACCCGGAAGCAAGCCGGGTCGCAGGATACAAAACGTGGCAGAGCATGGGTCGGCAGGTCAGAAAGGGCGAGAAAGCAATCAGCATCCTCGCACCGTGCCCGCACAAAAAGACCATCGAGGTCGAGAAAGAGGACGGCACCATCGAACTCAAGGCTGTCAGCTTCACCACCTACCGGGCGGTCAATGTGTTCGACATCAAGCAGACGGACGGCAAGGAATTGCCGAGCATCTGCAACAGCCTTATAGGGGCGGTCGAGAATTACGGCAAACTGCGGGAAGTGCTTGCAGGTGTTGCACCTGTCCCGGTCGAGGATGAGGACATCAAGGGCGGGGCGCATGGGTATTACAGCTTCGCCGAGAGCCGCATCGCAATCAATCGGGGCATGAGCGAAGCACAGACCATCAAGACAACCGTCCACGAAATCGCACACAGCATGATGCACGGTGCGAACTGTGACCGGGAACAGGCTGAGGTTGAAGCCGAATCCGTGGCTTTCACGGTCTGCCAGTACCTCGGGATTGATTCCGGGGACTATAGCTTCGGCTATGTGGCTTCGTGGGGCAACGGTGACATGGACGTTCTGAAGAAAAGCCTTGCGGCGATTCAGAAGACGGCACACACCATCATCGAGGGAATCGAAAAGGGGCTTGCGGCTTAATGCCGCACCCCTGCCCCCGGGGAAAAGTTTTTCGGGAAATTTCCAAAAAGGGGTTGATTATTGGTAAGTAATGAGTATAATAGACAGTGTTAGGGGTACACGAAAACAGGATTTAGAAAGGGGCAGGAAATCATGAAGAATTATTTCAAAGGATATGGCGAACTGGAATGGCTTGAGCCGAAGGACTACTACGCCGCCGCATGGAAGTACCTGCGGAGCGCAGAAGGGGCAGACGGGGAGATGTACGACATTGTTATCATGGGGGATTATCCCTGCGAACTGCGATACACCACCATTTGAAAGGGGGATATATGAAAAAGATTACTGTTGATGCGTGGCAGAATATCCCGGCGTGCGGTGAGGTTTCGTCCGGGTATTCCCGCCCGGCAACCCTTACCGCACCTGCGGAGCAGGGGACGTACACTCTTTACGAACTGGCTGACGATAACAACCTTCACCGCGGGTGGCAGTGGGAAAGGCAGGAATAATGGAATACAGATACGGGATGCGGCTCCGGGGGTTCTCCCCCGGGTGTCAGCCGAAAACGGGGCTTATTGGGTGCGAGGACGGTGGCAAGAGGTATCATGACATCCTCGTGTATAAACGCCCGCTGACGGCGCAGGAACTGGCTGATTACGAACTGGATGACTTGAACGGGAACACCCGCCGGGAACTGAACATGATTGTTCGCCCCGCAGGGGGAACCGCAGGGAAGGGCTCGTACTCCTGCAAGATTACCATCCCGAGCGCATGGGCGTGGGATATGGGATTCAGCGTTGATAACCGGGCGGCGGTGGTTGAGTATGACCCGGTCAGAAAGTGCATTACCATTAGAAAGCAGGGTTGACCCCTGCTTTTATTTTTTGAAGAAATTTCCAAAACCCTATTGACTATTGGTAAGTAATGTTTATAATAGATAGTGTAAGGGGTACATGAAAACAACAGCTTGAAAGGGGCAGACAATGACAAGAGCAGAAAAGGCAAGGCTTTGGAGAGAAACCTATAACACCGCAGAGAAGATGTACAGGCGGCACGGGTATCAGAAGACAAGGGAATGGCTGTGGACGGTTCCGGGGATTTCGGTAAGCGATGCACGGTGGATGCTTGAAGAAATCGCAGAAGACGCACGGTGATAAGGAACAGCCGGGGGCGATAAGCCCCCGGGGAAAGGGGCAGACAATGAAGACAGTAAACAGGAAGGCAGCAGACGGACGGAAACTTTACAGACTGGCAAGTTTTCAGAAGAATCAGCATAAGTTCGATTACTGGTACACCAAAGCACTTCTGAAGCGATATGATGCATGGGATACCGGGGAAGGGGTTGACGAAGCAGAGGACGAGGTTGAGCGGATGCTGAAGTATTACGACATCTTTAACAGCTACGTTGACCCGGCGGGAATCGCTTGTGCGCCGTTCCCGGAGTACAACGAGATGAAGGAAATGATAGTTGCTTACGATTTGTACCACTGAACACAACGCAGAAGCGGGGGCGAAAGCCCCTGCTTTTACATTTATGAACGAATTGTAAAAACCCGTGGGTTTTTAAAAAACCCGTGGGTTTTTTGGGTTTTTCAAATACCCCAAAAATGACGTAAAATACACAATTAGAATTGAACAGTAGAAAACAGCGGAAACCCTTGAAAACAAAGGGGAAATCGGCAATCAAGGCAGGAAGAAATTACACCTGCTGACAACGTGAAAACCCGTGGGTTTTTGGGTTTTTCCCGAAAAACGGGGTATACATATATATAATATATATATAAATATAGCTATTAAGATAAAACCTTAAATAACATAAATACCTAAATACAGAGAATAATATAGCTTTATAGATAAAGGGGCAGACATGGCAAACGTGCAGAAACTACCATCGGGAAAATACAGATGAGAAAAAATCTTTTTTTGAAAAAAGGTAAAAAAAGTATTTACTTTTCCGCGGGTCGGATTTATAATGGTTTACGTAGCAAGGCGGTAGCACGAAAGGGGGTACGAAATAACGGAATACAGAGAAATGGGAAAGCGGCTTGTAAAACTGCGGGGTAACCGCAAGGCAAGACAGGTCGCAGATGAAATGGGAATCAGCCGCCAGTCTTTATGGCTGTACGAAACCGGGCAGTTGATGCCCCGGGAGAGCATCAAAAGGCTGATTGCAGATTATTACGGGGTGTCAATCCCCGCATTGTTTTACGGCGAAGGTCAAATATGATAAGACCGGGCGAAGTAATAGCCCGCATGATTTGGGCAAAACTTGCAGGGGCAGGTCAAACGCAAGAATGGCTTGCAAGGCGGCTCGGCATATCGGACAGGACTTTCACCCGCAGGAACCGGGACGGTCAGTGGACTTTCCCGCAGTTACAAAAGCTGTTCCGGGTATTGGATTTTTCGGAGCAGGAAATATTAACAGCCTTGAAAGGGGGCAGACATGAGATTTGATGATTTAATCGTGTGGCATCCGTACCCGGAAGAGAAACCGCCGAAATCCGGGGAATACCTCATCACAAAGACGTTTGCATCGGGGGCGAGCCCGTATGTCATGTATGAGGTAGCGTACTCGAAGAAGTACAACAAGTGGAACTGGTACGATTCCTTCGACCCGGCAAAGGAACAGCGGGGGGACAGCTTCACACCGTACACAACGGCATGGGCAGAGATGCCGCAGGTGACACCGTATGAGGGTTGATACGGCGTGGACAATCGCCCGGGCGGCAATCGCCGCAGGGCTGACCGCAGTGATGATGTTTCACTGGCGGGTCACGGAAGCGTATGCCGACCCGGTTGCGATTGTAGCCACGGAAGAAACCCTACCGCCAGTATCCGGGGCAATCCTGTTTGCGGAAAGAGTACCTTCCGGGGAATGGGTTCCCGCCGGGAAGATGCGTATCACGCATTACTGCCCCTGCAGGAAGTGCAACGGCAGGAACGCAGGGAAGACCGCAAGCGGTGCGGAAATGACCCCGGGAAGAACTGTAGCGGCAAAGGGGTTTCCGTATGGGACAAAGCTGTTGATAAACGGAGAAATATACACCGTGGAAGACCGGGGCGTTCCCGCAGGTTGCGTGGACATCCTTACAGAAACCCACGGAGAAGCAAAGCGGCGGGGAATGTATTACACGACAGTGTTTTTGTGGAAAGGGGCAGAATGAACGCATTACTTTTTACCGGGGTGCTGATGTGCCTTGCGCTTAACCTTTTTAACGGGGTGCGCTGATATGGGATGGCGTGATGATCATGACAAGGTTGAGAGCATCAAATGCGATTGGGTCAACCTTTGTCTTGAGGTTAAGCAGGGGATGCGGCGCAGGGGGATTAAAACGATTCCGCTGACACGCAAGTACGATGAAACGTACAGGGCAACACGGGAAGAAATGAAAGAAAACGCAAGAAAAAACCGCCCTGTCGGGGCAGACAGTCGGGCGGTTTAGAAAGGGTAAGGGGCAGACAACCCCTCACCCGTAGATTACCACAATCGAAGGGAGATTGCAAATATGAGTTTATACCATTCAGCAGACCCGGCGGCAGATGCCGAAAGATGGTACTGCGACCATGAAAAGCAGGACGAGGAATATTGCGTTGATGTTAATTGCCTTATCGGTGTGCGGGTCAAGGCGGCTGACAGCGATGAAGCGGAAAACAAGGCACTGGACATCATCCTCGAATTGCTCCGGGCGGTTGAGGAAGATAACCGGGTTACGGTCACGGACTGGAAGGGCATCGAGGATGTCAGCGAAGGGGGATACTGATGAATATCTACGGAAAATTGCAGAAGATACAGGGCGAAATGAAAGCCCCGAAGAATCTGTACAACAGCTTCGGAAAATACAAGTACCGCAATGCTGAGGGTATTTGCGAGGCTTTTAAGCCCTACGGGGACAAGTACAAGGTTGCTCTTTTCCTGACCGATACGGTCGAGGAAATCGGCGGCAGGGTTTATATCCGGGCAACGGCAACCCTGATTGATACGGAAACTACGGAGCCGCCGATGCTCGTAACCGTGTCCGCACTGGCGAGGGAAGCCCCGGAGAAAAAGGGCATGGATGATGCGCAGGTAACAGGGGCTACAAGCTCGTACGCCCGGAAATATGCGCTGAACGGGCTGTTCCTGCTTGACGATACGAAAGACCCGGACACCGAGGAGTATCAGGGCGGCGGCGGGGAAGAGCGCAAGGAAGTAAAGCAGACCCCGGAACAGCGGGCAGAAGCGGCGTACCCGTCACGGGACGAAATGATTGCCGTGTGCGAAGGATATTTCAAGGGCGAGAAACTGCAGAAACTGCTTGATTACTACAAGATTTCTGCGTTGAAGTACCTCAAGAAAGAGCCGCTTATGGTGTGTTACAACATGGCGATGAGGGCAGGACAGTGAAAAGCGTTGGAAAAATCAAAGGGCTGATGCGGGATTCCGAAACCGGGCGGTACATCCTGCAGTTGGAAACAGATTCCCGCATCAGCGTGGGGTATGAGGACTTGAAGGGCGAAACGGTGGACATTATCATCCGCAAGCACCGGGAGAAGCGGTCGCTTGACCAAAATGCTTTGTATTGGTCGATGGTGGTTGTACTGGCAAAGCATATCGGGCAGTCGAACGCATGGGTACACAACAAAATGCTTGGGCGGTACGGGGTGCCGTACTACTACGGCAACCGGGTTGCGATGGTGGTACTGCCTGACGGCGACCCGGAAATTATGGAAAGCGAGGACTTCCACGTTCGACCGACAAGCGATGTGCGTGAAGGTAAAGACGGGAAGCAGTACCGCACATACATCGTGATGCGGGGCTCCAGTACCTACAACACAGCGGAAATGACCCGGCTTGTGGACGGGATTGAAAGCGAGGTGAAGAATCTTGGCATCAGGCTTGAGGAGCATTTTTACAGACCGTCTTGACATCTGCATCATCTGCGGCAGACCTGCGGAACGGCATCATATCTTCGGCGGGGTGAACCGGGACAAAAGCACCGAGGACGGTTTAATCCTGCCGCTTTGCCCGGAGCATCACCGGGAAGGGAAAACCGCTGTACACGTTAACGCAGATGCAAGGCGTTGGACGTACATCCTCGGACAGTACGCATGGGAAAGCCAGTATGACGGCATCGCCCCTGATGGGGTGGCAAGGGAACTGTTCCGGGAGCGGTACGGAAAATCATATCTGTAACCTGCGGGGAAGCACCCGCTTAACCATCTGCCGTGCTGAGGGAAAATGTGTCACGACATTCGAAAAGGCATGGTCAAGTCCCCCCGGTTGTATGCCGGGGGGAGAAAGGGGAAACGTGGTTCAAAAATTCGTCATTCCGGGAAACCTGCCGGGGCTGAATCTGCTGATTGCCGCTAACCGGGCGAACCGCTACAAAGGGGCGAAGCTGAAAAAAGATGCGGATACGCAGGTTGTAGCCGCAATCCGTAAGTGCCATGTAGGGGCGGTCAGGGGGTACCCGGTCGAGGTGCGGATTTGGTTTTACGAGAAAGACCACCGCAGGGACATCGACAACGTCTACAGCGGCGGGAAGTACGTGCTTGACGGATTACAGGAAGCAGGAGTCCTGCTGGGGGACGGTCAGAAATACGTTGACTGCCTGCGGTATATACACTGTACTGACCCGCACAATCCCCGGGTTGAGGTGGAGATAATCGAGAATGACATTGATTGATTTAATCCCCGTAGGGGTTGCGATTACCCGGTCAAGGCTGTGCGAATTAACCGGGATGACAGACAGGCAGGTACGAAAAGAGATACATAACTTGCGGCGTGATTACTGCATCTTAAATATGCAGGACGGGACAGGCTATTACAGACCGACCGAGGAAGACCGGGGGCAGGTCGAGGCATTTTTAAAGCAGGAATCGAGCAGGGCAAAGAGTATCTTTTGGTCGCAGAAAGGGGCGAAACAATGGCTGAGGGAAAGGACAGGGGAACAATAACCCTGCTGACCGAGGCGTGGGAAGACTGGCAGACACTAACCCTCGAAAAGCGGGGTGTACTGATAACCGCAATCATGCTGTATCAGCGGGGAGAGGAAGTGCCGCAGATGGATGCAGAAACGGCGGCTGTGTTCCGACCGATTTGCCGGGGGCTTGATGCAGAGTACGAAAAGCACCTGCGGCACCTTGAAACACAGCGGGCAAACGGCAGGAAGGGCGGCAGACCGAGAAAGGCGGCTACAAGCTCCGCAGAAGCGAAAAAGCCCGTCAGGGTAGAAATACCCGATGACATACCGAAAAAGCCCGCAGAACGGCTTGTGGCGGTTGTAGACGATGGTTTTGAAGCGTGGTGGAAAGAGTATCCGAAGAAGGTCGGCAAGGGCGATGCCCGCAAGTCATGGTGCAGGATTAAGCCCGGGAAAGCCTTGCAGGAAACTATGCTAAAAACCCTGCGGGCGGCACGGGAATCCGACCAATGGAAAGCGGACGGCGGGAAGTACATCCCGAACCCGTCAACGTGGCTAAATCAGGAGCGGTGGACGGATGACGTATCAACGTATACCCGCAGGGCGGTCAGGCAGACATCTTTCCACAACGTGGAAAGCCGCCCGGACGATGACCTTGAAGCATGGGCATTGCGAAAACAGCTTGCAGAATTGAGGGAAGGATGAGCAGACGGCAGATAAAAAGGGCAATACAGCGGAAAGCCGCAAAGCAGGGGACGGCAACCCTGTTTGCAAAAGTGGACAGGGTAAGCAAGGAAACGGAGCAGACTATTCTTGCCGAGCAGAAGGAACACGCACGGGAGATTTCAGCCCTGATGATGGCGGTACCGACCCGGGTGCTTGTTATGGACATGAACTGGCTACCGCTTGAGGGCGGCGAAAATGACAAGAAACGTAAGCTGATGCAGTTTGCACGGCATCTGATGGACGAAATCGAAAGGGTGAACGCCGATGAAAAATTCAACATCGACAGGTATGTCGAGCAGGTCTACCGGGAAACCGGGGTCAGCTACAAGTACGGGGGAACAGATTGATTTTTTTGGGTGGATGCCCGAAGCATGCCCGGTAGAAAAGCGGGAAGGGCTCGGGGATTTCAGCCAGTACATGAACCCGCCCGAGGATGGTGAAGGATGACCCGGGAACAGCGTTTAAAGCGTTTAGCGGCGTTTCTGCGGGACTTTACGGTACTACTTGAGGAAATACCCGCCGACAGCAGGGAAGCTGTCAGAGAGCGTTTCTGCGATGCGATGGGGGCATATTTAAAAGCGATGGAAGGGGGATATATTGAGATACACGGATAAATGTATTGCCGAGACGGAATACAATTTCGCACACCGGGTTATTGAGGATATCGGCATGGTGCGGGCGTTGCGAAAAGCCGGGTGGAGCGTTAAAAGGATTGCGGAAGAATTTAAATGCACTGAGGGGCGCATGATGCAGGTAATGCAGAAAGAGGGGATTAAATGAGCGGAGTTATCGGGGTAGTATTGGGCGGTTCGCTCGGGTTTATAGCAGGGTTTTTAGTGGGCTATGCAACCGGGGCAGAAAGGGGCGAATGATGTATCTGCTTAACAATATCGAGGCGGCTGAGGAACTGGAAAAAATAGCGGCTGTATGCAAAACCACGAAACTTTCCATCGCTTGCATGATGGGTGCAAACGCCCTGCGGCTTGAAATGATGGAGCGGGAAAAGCCCGATTGTGCGAACTGCCGTCACGGTGAAAGACCGCCGAAGGTGTACCCGTGCAATAACTGCGTAACTGGTGTGCTTGCTGACCGCCCGTCAAAATGGGAACCGAAAGAGGACGGATGATGCACGTTGAACCGATAAGTATCCGAAACGCCAATGCTTATGTCGAAGAGCATCACAGGCATCATGGGAAAAAAGTGGGATGCCGCTTTGCTATCGGAATTTTTGAGGGGGGGGTGTTGCATGGGGTAGCAATTTGCTCGAATCCTGTGGCAAGAAACGCCGATGACGGCCTGACTCTTGAAGTGGCAAGACTTTGTACTGACGGAATCAGAAATGGATGCTCGATGCTCTACGGAGCTTGTGCAAGGATTGCTAAGGATATGGGGTTTCGAAAAATACAGACCTACATTCTTGAAACGGAGAACGGAGCAAGCCTAAAGGCAAGCGGCTGGGTGTGCGAGGGAGTTGCGGGAGATGTAAACTGGCAACGGTGCAATAGCAATCGGCAGAATATGAGAGATTCGACAGCACAGCTTAGTCTTTTCCCTCAGAAGAAACCGCCAGAGGTGATGAAGACGAGATGGGCGAGATACTTTGAACCGAAAGAGGTGGACAATGGGCAGACTGATTGATTCGCAGACAGCATACGATGTCCTGACAGACTACTACCACCACACCACGGACACCCAGCATGCGGCGCTCAGGGAAGCGCTCGGAAGGGTGGAGAGCGTGGATGCTGTCCCGGTTGTGAGGTGCAAGAACTGTATACACTGGGGCAAATATCCCGTGTCAACCGTCTTGCCGCAGTACCACAAGTGTGGGATGGCAACGTATAAATCAACTATGGACGATGATTTTTGCAGTGACGGAAGGAACAGTGACCCGGAACCTTTGAAAGGGGGCAAGAATATGTGCAATTATAAGATTTTCTCAAAAATGCTGAAGGAACAGATTAAAAAGAAAGGCATGACACAGAAAGAACTGGCTGAAAGGATTGACATAACTGAGGCATCTGTCAGCCGTTATGTATCGGGGCAAAGAATCCCGAAAGCAACTGTCCTGCTTAAGATTGCAACGGCACTCGGGGTATCTACGGATTATTTGCTCGGGGTGGAAGAGAAGGACGATGACAATGCAGAAGGGCATACATAAAAAGAGCGGTCTTAACTTGCTGTTCACGGATTTCAAGCACCATGCAAAATCGTGGAAAAACTCCAAAAAGATGCGGACAAAAAGAGAACGGCAATGGCTTAAGAAATTGAGGAAGGACGGTGACCGCTGTGGCTAAATTTAAGGTGGAAATCAGTGAAGCTACAAACTGTATTTGCAACATCTGTCACGGGGGCGGCAGAGTGGCAAAAATTGATTACTATACGAAGAACTATGGGAGCAATAAGCGACCGGGGAAAATCTGTAAGACACTTCAAAAACATCCGAGAAGCATTTGGATATGTGAAAAGTGTATGAACGATTTTAAAAGTGAATGGGTAAGAAGCACCAAGGGACTTGGGTATGACTATTATAAGTTTTATGGTGCGGACGGAAAATGGAAGGACGGTGACAACCATGACTGACAGGGGTGCGGTCTATAAAGACCGTGAGTACGTTGTGAGGTGTGTGATATCCGAAAGCGGAGAACCATCAATGATGATTGTGCGTCCACTGGTACGTTGCAAGGACTGCGCTTATAAAACATCTTGCAATCGTCTTATTACCCCTTTTGGAAGACGTGACATTGATTTTTGCAGTTGTGGGGACAGGTGGTGAACAATATGTCTGAATATCATGTAGGTTGTGGAATTGCCGGAATTTATGGCGATGATTACAGCTACGACAAGGACGGTGACCTTGTAAGTAACTGTTATGATTGCCCGATGAATCCCGATGGGGATGCGTGGATGAGGGGGCGTGATAATGAAGAAGCTGATTGAACTGGATGCGGCATTAAGTGCCATCGGGGAAGTACCTACTTACAACGATGGTATGGTTTTTGAGGCACTGAGTCATGCACAGCGAGATGTGGAACTTTTGC